AAGTTCGATACGCCTGCCCACGATGCTCCTATAGCCCATAAAATGGCAAATTTAATAATATCTAAGGGTTTTATATATTTAGATGAAGTATGGGGAATTGAACAAAATATAATATATCCAGGCGAATATGCAGGAACTATTGACTGTATTGGATTATACAAACAAAAGCCTACAATTTTAGACTTCAAACAGACAAATAAACCTAAACGAGAGGAGTGGATAGAAGATTACTATCTTCAATTAGCTGCTTACATATGCGCTCACGAAAAAGAATATGGTGAGATAAATGGTGGTACTATTTTGATGGCTTCAACTGGCTTAGTATTTCAAGAGTTTGATATTAGCGGTAGTAAACTTGATGAGTATAAAGATAAGTGGTGGAAAAGACTAGACGATTTTAAAACCAATCACGGACAACCTCGCCAAGAGTCTTCGCAGAAAGTTTAAATTTAGTATCCAAAGCTTGTAATATTTTTTCATCAATTGTTTTTTCTGCAACGAAATCAATATATGTTACTTTTTGATTCTGACCTATCCTATGAGCTCTGTCTTCTGACTGAACTCTATGCTCTGCATTATAACTATTAGAAAAATATACAACTATACCAGCAGCAGTTAGCGTAATACCCATACCACCTGTAGAGGGATTACCAATAAAAAATCTACACTTATGATCATTTTGAAATCTCTCTATTGCTTCTGTTCTTTGATCAGATGTTGTCTGCCCATAAAATGTTACAACAGATTCAACACCAAATTTTTTTTCTAAAGCTTTTTTAATTTGTTCAATGTTGTAAACATAAGTTGCCCAGATAATAATTTTTTGATCAGTTTCTTCACATATTTCTATCAGTGTATCTAATCTATTATTTTTGACATCTTGAATTTCACCTTCTCTGCTTTTAAAATAACCACAAGTTATTTGATGTAATCTAAGTATTTCTGTGACTACATTTGTTACAGTAAGTTCTTTACCTTTTAAATTTGCTCTAGCTTGTGTTCTAATATCTCTATATAAAATTTTTTGTTCATCAGTTAAAGGTATGCCTCTTTTAACATAAAGTTTATCCGGCAGATCCAAACATTCTTTTTTAGTTTTTCTGTATGCAAAGTTTTTAAGTTTGGCTTCTATCTCTGCAAGATTAGTGAAACCAACAGGAACATTGATTTGTCTACCACCTAAATATAAAGTTTCAAAATGACAATATCTATTTCTAAAAGCAACTATTGAATTAAATCCGAGATGTTTTGGATCTAAAAAATTACATTGCGTGTAAAGATCTAATGGATTTTTAGGTGTAGGAAATCCTGACAATATCCTTCTATATGATGAATACTTCCTAAGTTTAATAATATTTTTAGTTCTTTTAGCTTGATAGTTTTTTACACATGTTGATTCGTCTACAGCGATTAAAACATTATTTCTTTTACAAAATTCTTCTGCCCAAAAGATACCTTTTTCTCCTGACAAAGCTTCAACATTAATGACAAAAATTTTTAATTTTATTGCAGGTTTTAACATAAAATCTACGAGCTTTTGTCTTACAGTTGTGCTTTTCCACAACATCATGTCGTATTCTACGTTTAAATGTTTAGGTATTTCTGTGTTATACCACACGGTATATACTGACTTAGGTGCTATTATTAATGCACCGTTTATCATGTTCTGTGATCTTAAAGCACCAATGTTATCTAACAAAACTTTTGTTTTGCCAGTACCCATCTCCATAAATAATGCGTAACTTTTCTTATCCCAACATTCTGTTAATGCTTCTTTTTGATGAGCAAAAGGCTCAGTCTTAAAATTATATTTAGTTACCATCTCCCATGGTAATAAAATACTTGACAATAAAAATCAATAGTTTATTTGTATCTGTGGAGGTCGATTATGGCAAATAAACTAGACATACAAGAAGTGTCTGGTGCTTTCAAAATGGAAGCGTCAGACGAACAAGTCAAAACGATTTCAGCGAAGTGTGTAGAACTTCAGGAAAAAGAAAAAGAGATAGCGAACATCGAAGAGCAGCTAAAGAAAGCTAAAAAAGATGCTTTGTTTTTATCTGAGGAAACTATTCCTAATCTACTACAGGAAGCTGGCGTAACATCGTTAGACTTGGCCAACGGCACATCAGTAAAAATAACACCATTCTATGGTGCTAGAATATCAAAAGATAGACAAGAAGAAGCGTTCAAATATTTACGTGATAATAATCACGCAGATTTGATTCGTAACAATGTAGGTGTATCTTTTACTGCTGGTGATGATGCAAGAGCTCAACAGGTTCTGGAGCTTTTGAAGGAGGCAGGACATAGACCCGTTCAAAAACAAGAAGTGAACGCGATGCAACTTAAGCAGTGGGCACGTGAACAAATCGAAAAAGGTGTGACAGTGCCTGCGGATTTGTTTAACATCTATGTAGCTAATAGAACTAAACTAAAGACGAAAGAGAAAATATAATGGCGAACGAAAAACAAAAACAAGTGGCTCCTAAACAATCGTTTAGTATAGCCAGTGTGGCTGAAGACCTTGGTGAAAAAGGTTTTGAGAATATGGGTGCAAAAGACTTAGCTCTACCATTTTTAAAAGTGCTTGGTCAATTGTCTCCTCAAGTAACACAAGGTGATCCAGAGTTTATAGCTGATGCTAGACCTGGAATGATCTTCAATAGTGTGACCAAAGACTTATTTGATGGTCAGAAGGGTATTGAGATTGTGCCTTGTTATTATAAGTTAGAATACTTAGAATGGCCTGATAGACAGGAGGGTGCAAACGCTCCAGTTAATACATATCCTGCTGATTCTGATATTCTATCACAAACTACAAGAGATGATCAGAACTTGGATAGATTACCAAACGGTAATTATGTTCAAGAAACTGCATCACATTTTGTGTTAAGAGTTGAGAATGGTACACCTCAAGAGACTGCTTTGATGAGCATGAAAGCTACTCAAAGAAAAAAGTCTAAGATGTGGAACTCCATGATGAGAAGTATAAAGATCAAGCGATCTGACGGTCGAGGTTTTTATACACCTGGTATGTTCACGCAGAGATATCTGCTTACAACTGTTCTTGAAAAAAATGCAAAAGGTTCTTGGTATGGTTGGAAGATAGCTCACATAGGTGACGTGGAGAATCAAATGACACTTGATGCTGCCATGGCTTTCTATGATAGCTGTCACAAAGGTAATGTTAATGTGAAGTACGAGAACGACACACCGACCGCGAAACCAGTAGCCGATGCAACTAACAAAGAAGGAAGACCAACTGGAACACCCTTCTAATGTTAGACAAATTCAAGGAGCTGTTTTGCGGACTTGATGTAGCTTACGGAGAATACTATCTCAACGGAGAGCGAGATCATAAGACCGGAAAAGAAAAGGGTAGGGCCACAACTAAACGTGGCCCTGTCACTAACGAATTATTCCAAAGACATTTAAACGGAGAAATAAATTTAGGTATCATACCTATAAGATCCGATAACATGTGCACTTGGGGGTGCATAGACGTAGATAAATACGACATAGATTTTAAAAATTTAATTAAAGAATTCAGAAAAAAAAATTATCCATTAGTGCCTTACAGATCTAAATCTGGTGGCTTACATTTATTTTTACATACAAGTGAGTTAGTCAGTGCATCAGATATGATTGATAAACTGCATGAGTTAGCAGCAGATCTTGGTTTATCAGGTTGTGAGATATTTCCTAAACAAAGAAAGATTATGGTTCATAAAAATGATCTTGGTAATTGGCTTAATATTCCTTATCAACAAGCTGCAAGAACAACAAGACATGCAATTTATGATAATGGTATGGGTGTTCCTATCTCAGAGTTTTTTGATTGGGT